CGGCTAACTCAAGGAGCGACCATGTCCGATGAGAAATTTTATTTCCGCTGCACGACCAACCCCAACGGCCCGATTCTAGTGCTCGACACCGTCTACGAGATGCTCGAGATGCGTTCGCATCCAGACTACGAGCGCATCGACGAGTTCGGTGAAGTGATCGTCAGCGAAGAAGAGAAGGCGGAACACGCTCTCCCCTTCGCCGTCACCGGCGCCGGCGCGCGCAGCAAACGGGCCTAACAGGAGAGCGCAATGGCAGGCTTCGGCGTCGATCGCGGTAGTGGCAGCACCTCGGGCAACCCGATCTCGACTATTTTCGAGGAGCTGGTCGACGCCAAGGGGGACTTGATCCCGGGGACCGCCGACAACACCGTCGCGCGCCTGGCGGTTGGAGCCAACGAGACGCGCCTTGTCGCCGACTCCACGCAGACGACGGGCCTCAAGTGGGTCGCGCCCACGGTCGACTACCTCGTCGCGGCGAAAGGGGATCTGCGCGCGGGCACGGCGGCCGACACCGCCGCCGCGGTCACGGTTGGGGTCAACGAGACGCGCCTTGTCGCGGATTCAGCGCAAGCGGCGGGCCTCAAGTACGTCGCCGATACCGTCAACTACGCGATCGAGACCGCGGGCGACATGCTCGTGGGCACGGCGGCTGACACGGTCGCCCGGAAAGCGGTCGGGGCGGCGGGCACGATCCTGATGTCCCGGGCTGCGGAGACAGACAAGCTCGCGTACGTCGCCGCGCTGAACAAGGCGATCTACGGCCTCACCTACGCGAACGGCACGGACGCGACGAACGACATCAACATCAACACCGGCGGCGCGATGGATGCGTCCGGCGCGTACTGGATGACGCTGGCGACCGCGCTCGGCAAGCAGTCCGACGCGGCGTGGGCGGTGGGCGGCACAACCGGGGCGCCGCAGGGCGGTCTCGACGACATCGGCTCTGCCGGCAACAACGACTTCTACATCTGGCTGATCGCGCGCAGTGACACCGGCGTGGTGGACGCGCTGTTCTCGCTCTCCCCAAGCGCGCCGACGATGCCGGCGGACTACGATTTTAAGCGCCTCATCGGGTGGTTCAAGCGCGTGGGCGGAACGGTCGTGGCCTTCACGACCTACGAGACGGAGGGCGGCGGGATCGAACTGCTGTGGGCTTCGCCGACGCTCGACGTTAACCTCGCCAACACGCTGACAACTTCGCGGCGCACAGATGCGGTGAAGGTGCCGCTCGACTTCTCCGTGGTGGCAAACCTGAACATCTCCGTCTCTGATGCGGGCGACGGTTACGCCTATATCTGTTGCCCGGACCAAGCCGATTTGGCTCCCAGTCTTTCCGCGACGCCCTTGCTCAGTCTGCGGGGAAATACGGTTGCGGCCTATAACCCAGACAGGATTCGCACATCCGCAACCGGCACTATTGCCGCGCGTGGCAGTGCGACGCTGGATGTGTATCGCGTTGCGACGCTTGGCTTCACTTGGGCTCGGAGGAACTAATGGCCTCCATCTTCGACACCGAGCTGGTCAAGTGGGCGGGTGTTCTCGTTGCCGCGCCTCTCGCTTTCGTCTGGAAGCGCGCGATGGGCTCAGTCCAGAAGGACGAATTGAAGGCGGCGATCGAGGCGATCAGCAAGCGCCACGATGACCACACCGAGCAGGATAGCAGGCGGTTCGCCGGCGTGTTCGAGCGGCTTGATCGCGTGGCGCAATCGACAGCGCGCATCGAGGGCTACATGCAGGCGCAGGCCGAGCAGAGAAAATAGATGACGACCTACGGGCAGACCTACCTCCAGATCGTGAACACCGTCCTCGCGCGCATGCGTGAGGGCTCGGTCGCGACCGTGTCCGAGACCACGTATTCGACGCTCATCAGCAAGCTGGTGAACCAGGTGAAGAGCGAGATCGAGCAGGCGTACTACTGGAATGCGCTGCGCGACACCTACTCGGTGGAAACCGTTGACGGCACCACGTCCTATATCCTCACCGGCGCGGGCCCGGAAGCCGCCATCGTCGACGGGTGGGACATGACCTCGCAGGCCCGGCTCCGGCGCGGTACGAACGCCCAGTTCAACGCTTGGTTCTTCGGCGTCGCCGCCGCCAACGTGCAGGAAGGCGCGCCGCAATACTACATCCCGGCGGGCGTATCGAGCAGCTACGACCTGAAGCTGGACGTGTGGCCCGAGCCCGATGCGGTCTACGCGCTCGTGTTCAACATCTACAAGCCGCAGGTGGACCTGTCCGACGGCGCGGATGTCGCGCTCGTGCCGCAGAACGTGCTCATCGAGGAAGTCGTCGCTCGGGCGATGGTCGAGCGCGGAGATGAAGCGGCGCCGAAGCCCCAACAGGGCGAGACGTTCATCATGCGCGATCTTCTCGCGAGTGCGATTTCTCGCGAGGCGGGTCACGACCCCTACGAGCTGGATTGGTGCGCTGAGTAATGGGCCAGCTAAAGGGTCTCTCGTTCCCGAAGCCGGGCCAGTTTGGAGTCTCGACGCAAGACACTGTCGCTGCGCCGGATACTCCGAAGCAGCTCGGTTCGCTCGCATCCAATGGCGTAATCGACGCGACGGGGAAGCTCTGCAGCCGCGAAGAGTTCGTGTTGCAGACCTCGGGCTTCACCGGCACGATAGACCAGATTTACAACCACCGCAACAACGACGGCACGGACACGATGCTGTCGGTAGCCGGCGGCATCGTCTACAGCGGCATCTCGACGCTCACCTCGCGTTTCGACTACCGCGCAGGCTCGCAGATCGTAGATGTCGGCGGCGCCAAGGCTGGCGCGACTGCTACGGGCCTTGCGAACGACGCGACGGTGTACTCCTACCTGCTCTCGGTTGACGGCGGCGGCGCGCAGACGATCGACGTGACCGGCTCGGCCGCGCAGACCTACACCGACCTCCTCACGGAAATCACTGCCGACATTGCGGGCGCCACGGTGTCTCTCGTCGGCGGGAACCTGAAGTTTGTCAGCGCGACGACCGGCGCATCGAGCAGCATCGCCCTCACCTCCGGCGGGGGCGGCACCAACCTCTTCACGACGCTCACGAGCTTCGTGGCCGTCCGCACTGCTACCGTCGGCACAGTGCTGCGTGATGGCTGGCAGTTCGGCACGCTGTCAGGTAAAATCTTCGCCGCGCAGGCGGGCCAGCATTTCACCTGTCTGAATGAGACGACCTTTGCTGTAGAATCAATAGTAGGGCAGCCGTGGACATCGAGCCCGAACGTCCTTCTGGCGGCGGACGGCAGGCTGTGGGCCGCGGACGACGCTGCCGGCGGCAACTCTTACACCGTCTGGTGGTCGGACCTGCTGGATGGCAAGACGTGGAACGGCGGCGACGCCGGCAGCCTCAACGTCCAGAACGTGTGGCCCGCGGGCCAGGACACGATAGTTGCGCTGGCTTTCATGTCGGGCCGCCTTGTGATCCTCGGCCGCCGCTCGATCCTGCTCTACCAGCTTCCTGCGAGCCACGACCCGGCTTCTATGGAGCTGGTCGACGTCATCAGCAACCTCGGCTGCTCGGCGCGCGACAGCGTGGTGATCGCCAACGGCGACCTCTACTTCCTCGCAGACGACGGCGTCTACAAGATCCCCAAGCTCGCGCAGACGATTTCGCTCTTGCCCGTGCCGGTCAAGATCAGCAAGATGATCGCCGACGACGTGATCGACACCTACGCCTCGGAGACGCTGACAGCGGTGCGCGGCGGCTACAACCAGAAGCAGCGCTTTTACGTGCTGAACGCGCCGGTCGCCAACAAGACTTTCTGCTGGCACGTCGACCGCGTGCTGCCTGATCCGATTGCCGTCCCGGCGGTCACGGATTGGACGAACACCGGCAATGCTTTCCGCGCGTTTGCCTCCGACAAGGACGGCAACTGGTATTGCGGGATGACCGACGGCATCGGGAAGTACACGGGATACACGACCGACGGCGGCGACAGCACCTACACCTTCGACTGGTACTCTCTCTGGGATGATTTCGACGACGAGACGAGGCTCAAGCACCTGAAGAGCTTCGCTGCCACGCTCGAGGCGACCGCTGCGCAGACCGGCACGTTCCGTTGGAAGACAGACTACGGCTCGACCGTGAACACCGTGAGCTTCACTTGCGGTGCCACCGAGTTCTCGAACGGCATCGGCAGCGTGTCCGGGTCGATCGGGCGCTCGTGCCAGGTGGTTCAGGCTGGCTTCACGTTTCCGATCAGCGGCAACAAGATTTCGATCAATTCCCTGCGCGTCTTCGCGCAACCTGGGGCGACCAAGATCCGATAGAGGAAGCAGATGGCATACGACCCTCGCACAGGCATCCAATCGTTCGCGCAAGCCGATCCCTCGGCCGACGTGAACGCTGCTATCGACGTCCCCGAGGCGGTTGCCCCGTCCACGGCGACCGCGTTCGTGCAGAAGCCGAAGTTCAAACCGTCCACGCCGACGTCGTTCGACGACCTGTTTGCGAGCTACTTCCCGAATGCCGCCGAGCAAGAGCGGATGAGGCAAGCGAACGAGTACGACTGGTACCGTCCCCAAAGCGACCGGGACAGAGGCATGCAACTGGCGGGCAGCGCGGCGCAGTTCGGCAATTTGCAGGACTGGCTAACCGCTCTGGATTTCGCGATGCAGGAGCCGGCGCAGTACGACGACTGGGGCAACCAGACCCGAGCGCCTGGCGGCGGCTATGACGACGTTCGCTACGGCTACCTTGGCGAGGACATGGTTCGTGGCCCGCTCGACCAGATCGCCGGCGCGGCCGGGATGGAGGGCGTGGACTGGGCGCCGTACCTCGATCAGTATTGGATGAACGAGTGGAACGACCAGACTGCTCACGGGCGTAAGCCGCTCGATGTCTTCAGCCACCGTCAAGGTTTTGGCGACACCCTGCTCGGCGTGTCTGACCTCGCCGGCTTCGGAGACCTCGCCGCGCAGAACGTCGGCCCCGGCACCGATTTTTACGAACAGTACAACACTCTGCCGAACTGGGTAGAGAGCCAGAGGGATTCCGCGCGCAACAGCAGGGCTGCCGGGGTCGTGGCGATGCTTGCCGCCGGCCTTCTGGCGCCTTATATCTCGACGGCGATGACGCCTTCCGCCGGCGCGACGGCGGGCAGCACAGTCGCCGCCGGCGCCATGACGGGCGGGCTGACGGGCTTGCTGACGGGCGATCCGTTTGGCGGCGCGGTGCGCGGAGGGGTCAGCGCTTTCGGTTCCGGCGTCGCGGCACCTGCGGCAGCAGAGGCGGTCGGCGCCGATGCCGAAGGGATGCTCTCGCGGATGGGCTTTTCCGGCGATGCGCAGTTCGGGGGCGTTGGCCTCGATGACGCCAAGCGCGTCAGCACGGCAACGGCGATGCCTGCCGCGATCCCTGAAGTTGACCCGACATTCGGTGGCGCGCTCTCGCAAATCGGCCCCGGCGCTTACGGCCAGTTCAGCGGCATGATGCCCCCGGCCATCCCAGAGGCACCAGCGGACCTTGCGCAGATGGGGCTCACCCAGACCGCGCCGGGCGTGTGGGAGCGGATGGGCGCCGCGGGCATGATCCCGTCGACTTCGCCGAGCTACGACCCGGCCGCGCCGGATATCGACGTGCAGGCACAAGAGCCCTCTCTCCTCGACAAAGCCGGCCGCTACCTGAAGCTGGGCCGAGCGCTCGCTAACTTGGGCGGAGGCGAAGGCGCCCCGCAGGATGCGCCGCAGCGCGAGGAAGGGCAGTCAGATGCCGACTTCGTGCAGAGCCTTGCTGCCTACGTGAACGTCGACGCGGGAGCCTTGGCTGAGATGGGCCTGACTCCGGGGACGCCACAATACTACGAGTACCTGATGGGCCAGATGGACAACACCCTCGCGGGCTACGAGGATGCGGCGGACTTGATGGGGCAACTGCGCGGCAAGACGCAAGACGAACTGACCAACCTGCGGCGGGCTCTCTACGTTCGCGGGCAACTCGATCAGCTCATGGGCTCGGGCACCTACACTGATCCGTTCACCGGCCTCGGCGAGGAAGTGATCGACGCCGGCGGCGCGGGCATCAACCCCGGCATGGCCGCTTACCAGCGGGGCCTTGGCCGCTCGATCGAAGGCTTCGCCGGTCTCGATCAGACCGCGCGGCGCGAGGAGATCGGCAGCTTTCTCGATCGCGCGCCCGACTTGTACGGCGCGCAAAATCGCCAAGACTCGCGAGCTAAGCAGGAAGCAATGGTGCAAGCGTTCCTCGAAGATTTGAAGCGGCGCCAAGGCGGAATGCTCCGCGGCGCACCGCAGTTCTGGGAGTAGCAAAAATGGCAACCTACGACGATTTCTGGGGCAGGGCAGGTCCGGGTCTTCTCGACTTCGGGATGGGCGCGTACAACAAGCGCGCCGCGCAGAAGGAAGCCCAGCGCCGCCTCGCCGCGTCCCGCGGTCCGGTCTACGATCAATCGACCGATGCGGCGAGTAAGCTCCTCGGCGAGTTCGGCATGCTCGACGCCGACGCCTTGGCTGGCGATCGCTTCGCCGCGCAGGAAGAACTGCTCGCCGGCCCGCAGGCCAAGGACGAAGCCGACCTGATGCGCATGCTCCGCGCGAAGGGCATGCTGGGCGTGTCGAACTTCAACCCGGGCGTCGAAGGCATCACGCCCGATGGCACCGCTATGAATCCGCACATGGCCGCGTTCTACGCTGCGCGCAACGCCGACCGATCGAAGCGCGCTCTGGGCTCGCTCGACGAGGGTCAGAAGTTCGCAAGCGGGATGGTGGACCGCGCGGGAGCGCTACAGCGGGTCGGCGGCAACGCACAGGAGACTGGATTCCGGGCGGACGATAGGATTCCGTCGAAGT